GCCGCGTGAAGCGGCATCTTGTGGTGGCGGGCATACGCCACCATCGCCCGCAGCAACGTCGAGGCATGCGGGGTGCGGCGGAAGTCAGGATGCACGAACACCCATCCGTCGCTGATTTGCAGGCTTTCGGAATACCAGGGCGCATCAGCCACCATGGCTGACGTGCCGCCAATTTCACCGTCCTGTTCTGTCACCAGCACCACGCCCCGCTGCATGGCGTGCGCTACGAACCCGCGTATGCGGGGCTCGGATATCGGCAGCGGCGCCGTCTCAGCGTGCATCATCCGGATCAACTCTAGGATGCGCGGCACGTCCTCGGGTCGCGCGGCCCGAACCTCAACAACAGACTTACCCGTGGAGTCTGGTTCCGACATGGCGCTCACTTCGGCGGGGGCAATGCGCTAAGGGTCTGGATCGCGTGCTTGCGGGCAATCTCAACAAGCTGGTCCAGCATGGCCGAACCTCGCGCGTGGTCGCCGCGGCCCATGGCGGCCACTTCCTCGGGCTCAAAGACAAACTCGCCGCCGGACAGGGCCACGTCCATGTGATCGTGGTCATCCACTGCGCCGCCGCGAGCGTATTCGATTGGGCCATGCGAGCGCGCGGTCTCGGCCAGCGCATGCGCCCCGGCCATGGTGTTGCCTTCGCCAAGCGTGGAGACGATATCCGCCGGCATCACATAGGAGCCGCGGCGGACCTTGCTCTTCACGCTGTCGGCGCGGCCCGGGGTCGGGCTATGCACGAGACCAGCCTTCTTCCTCAGCCAGGAGAGCCCGCCACGCGAACCCGCCCCACGATGGCGGGGCTTCGGAACATCCGCGATACCGCCTGCCGCAAGGGGGGGCAGGAACGGCCCAACATCGGCGGCGCTATCGTAGATATCGGCCGATCCAATGCCATAGTCTCGCCCCGGCGCCGGCGGCCCCACATCGGCCGGGTCCGAATAGACCTTGGCCGAGCCGATGGGCTTCTGCTTGCGAATGCCCGAAATACCGTCAGCCGCTTGGGTCACCATGTCGCCCAGGCTCTTGTCGTTCTGCTGCCCCTGCATGAGCGGCACGGCCGGGGGATTCGGCAGCGAAGGCGCTGCGTTGCGGTACTGGCCGGCAATCTGCGCCAGCGTCAGGGTCGGATCGTAGCTCATGCCGATACCTGCCCTTTCTCCTTGAGGTCGCTAATCAGGGTGGCCACCACGCCGGCCACTTGCTCCGCCGTCGCGGTCGAGACGTTCAGTGTTCGCGCCCCGGTGCCGCCGCTGATGGCATAAGGCGCACCGGCCGACGCTCGCAGGGCGCCTAATTCATCCTCAATCGCGCGCACCAGTTCATCGACGTAAATACGCAGCGGCAGGGGCATCGCTGGATCAATCAGCCGTGGCAGCCGAGGCGGGACTGGCGCCGTGCTCATCGCTTGCCATCCTTCTGCGCATTGATCCGGTTCGCACCGAGCCGCCAATAAGAGCCGGCACCTACGCTACTAATCTGAATGGCCGCTTGCCGGCCTCGCACCCGAAAACCTTGGGTCAGCTTGTCGCCATTGATAAGAAACGGCCCCTTCACCCGCGCATCACTGTTCGGCCAATCGCGGATTAGAAACGTCACCTGGACGGAGCCGGAAAGCTCCATGAAGTCGGGGGCGTATTGCGTCACCAGCATGAGGCTTTCGCCATCTTCGATATCGGCGTAACCGGACGTGATGCTGTCGCCCATCGGAGCGCCGTTCGCATCGACGCCGGTCTCGTGCTGATAGATGTAGCCATCCGCGCCAGCCGCAACCGGGCCATCTGCCAGGTCATGCCCCAGCCAGGCCGTGCGAGGGAGGGCGCCAATCGACCAGACGCCTTCAGAGGGGGAATAGGTCACATAGGCGTTGCACTCGATTGAGCCGTCCTTCGGATAGAACCAAATCAGTTCGCCGGTCTGGACATTGACGCCGGCCGTCACCTTCGATTGCTGCGCACTCGTCATCTGCGCGAAGATGGTATCTTCGACCGTGCATGTCAGGCGTTCGACCGAGCCTCCCGCGTACCGCCAGAAGCTGTGCGTCCCGGCCCAATAGACCGCGCCGTTCAACTCGGCATAGGCCTTGGGCGCCAGAATGCCGCAGTTCTGTGCGGCCATGGTGAACCCGTAGATAAAGGTGCCGCGCAGGAAGCGGCAGACATGCAGCGCCGTGTCGGTCCAAATCAGGGTCTGCAAGGTGGTGTTCCAGCCCGCGATGATGCGGGTGCCGCCTTGTAACCGGAAGGAACCTGCACTGTTCGTCGCCAGCGCGTTCCATGTCGTGTAGTCCTCGGCCGTACACCAGCGGACCAGCATTGGGTCGTAGTTTGTCGTCGCCCCAAGATCCGATGCGCCGAGAGCCAGGACATGCCGCTCCGGCATGGCGACCACGATGGAGCCGATCTTTTTCGGCGGCCCGTAGGATGGCGTCCCGTTTGTCACCAGAGCCAGCCGGGTCGAGACGTTGAAGCTGCTATCCGGCGACCAAGCGTAGAGCGGGCCAAAGAACGGGTTTGCCAGCAAGGTTTGCCCCCAGGCGTCAAGCGACCAGATGCGCGGCTGGATCACCAGGTTACTGCTGGCCGCTGGCGTATTCCAAGCCGTGATGCCCCAACCCGCAGCGCCCCAGCCAAGCCCGGAGATGGCATCCCCGGGGCCTGATCCGAGATAGCAGGTCACCGTGCCGGTGGAGATGTATGCCGTCGAGGTCGCCGCCGAAGCTGCGTTCACTGCAAACACAGTGCCGGACCCAACATAGGTCACCTTATAGTCGCCGTAGAGCGTCAAGCCCCCAACCGTCAGGCCGCTCGCCGTTCGGGTCTGGCCAGAGATGGTGTCGAAAGTCACCCAATCGCCAACCGCGCAACCATGGGTAGCCCCGGTAGTGACCACAATGGCCGTTGAGCCTGAGGTCACAGTGATGGAGTAGGCGGCCACCGTGCGGTCAACTGGCGTCACGTCAAACAGATCGCCGGCCTTGGCGACATAGCACCGCTCATTAGTCCCGGCCGCAAGCATCCGGTCGCCTTGCAGGGACGAAAACGCCAGTAAGGACCGGCAAATGCCATTCATCTTGGACGGGACGTATTTCACCCAGCCCCGCCACTTTTCAGGCTGCCCTTGCCGAAATCGAACAAGATTGGCGTCTGACCATCCGCCTTCGTTCGCGGTAGGCGTCTGCATGGTGTTCACGCCGGGGCGGAAAATCAGCTTTTGCTGCGGCATCAGACCCTCCGCAGCGGCCGAAGCCACTCGTCGTAAACCAGCCCGTCCCGCATCGTGCGCTGCCCGACCAGTACGCCACCGCGCGCCGCAATTGCGGCACCCATGGCGACAGCATCGGGACCGGGCACAACCCAAGATCGGATAGCTGCGCACCCCATATCCAGCAGGTCGCCATCTACCTGCCCCTGGATGGCGCGGAACAAGCCTTGCCGGCGGTATGCCGGCCGGCACCAGGACAGAAGACCGCTGGCTTCGCTGCCCGTCACGCGGCATGCTTGCAAGGCAGCCGAGGCGCCATCGACCAGGGCAACCCAGCCGATCAGGTCAGGCGCCGGCGGCGTGACATGCACATGCAAAGCGCGGCCGGTTTCGACATAGGACGCCTCGCCCTCGATCCACAGCGGCTCGGCGATCGTGCCGGCCATGGGCGCAAAGCGGGCGATCTGGATCAACTCCACCTCACCTGAACCTGGCCGTTGATGCCGGCGGTTGCCGGCTGGGTGATGCCGCCGCCACCAGCCGCACCACCCACTCCCACCACGATGGTAACTACGCTACCCGGCGCAATCTGGCCGGCCGAATAGCTCTGCACCACAGAGCCTCCATTGCCGCCATTCCCGCCGTAATAGGTGCCGGAGGCGTCTTTTGTGGAATAGGTGCTGACAGCGCCAACGCCGCCCGGCGATCCGGCGCCGTTACCGCCAGCGGCCCCAGAAGCCGAGGATGTGCTTTCCGGGCTCCCGCCGAACCCTCCCGCAACCGAGAGGTTCAAGAAGATGGATGCCTCACCGTTGCCGCCGCTATTTTGGCCGCCACCGCCGCCACCAGCGCCGATCACCGTCGCGGTCATTGTGTTGTAGTAGGGCGCCGTAAAGTAATAGGTTCCGGGCGTGCTGTAGCTTACCTGACCGCTCGTGCTTGACGGATAGGGGCTGTAGCCGCCGATCCAGCCTGACAGCCCATCGCCATTGTATTGTGCTGCGCCACCACGGTTCTGCACCCACGCGCTAAGGTCGTAGACGCTGCGCCCGGCCGGCGCACCCTTGCCGTCCACCGTCGCATTGTTGACGGCTGACTGATACAGCGCATCAAGGCTGGGCAACAGATGCCTCCATCCGATCAATACGTTCGGCCAAATCTTGCACCGCACCCACCAGCAGCCCGACTATGGCGCCGACATTCACTGACAGCATGCCCGCGTCATCACGCGATACAGCCAGGGGGTGCGCTCGCTCGGCGTCTTGGGCGATGATGCCAAGCTGTTGCGCGCCGCCATCCTCCCGCACCCATGTCTTCGGTGACATGGCCCGAACGCGCTGGAGACTGCCAAGCACTGGAGTAATGCTGCGCTTCAACCGCTCATCCGAAGACCAGCTAATGTTGCCGCGCGCCGTGAGGTTTCCCGAACCATCAAAGTTGCCCGCATAAGTTCCGCCGGTCGTGAACCCGAGAACATTCGCCCCGTCCGAATAAATCGTATTAGATTCAGAGCCAAAAGTCGCCGCCTGCCCTCGCGCGACAAAGACCGACCCATAGTGCGTGCCATACAAATTGCCGTTGAATTGCCCATTAAAATCGGGCGACGAAACATAGCTCGAAAATGTCCCGATGGTGGCAGTCAAAGGCTGGCCGAGGTTCAGCGCGCCGGTCGATGCGGTTGGTGCCGTGAGCAGTTGCGCGTTGACGCTATCGCACATGATGCAGGCCCAATACCCGTTTGGGACCGTGGCATAGGCGCCGCCGGCAGCGGTTCGAAATGTGATGCTTTTGCCGCCACTGGTGGCATTGCCTACCCAATAGAGCTTTTGAACAGAGGGTAGGATGACGGCTCGGGCGGCGGTCAGCGCCACCGAACTCGTCACATAGAGGACCGCGCCGCGAGCCTCATCCACAGACCCATTTGCCGTGGTCAGCGTGTAATCGGCGTCCCCCATGGTGACGCTGGAAATGCCCGCAATGGCTTGTTCAAGCAGGGCACCTTCGTTGCGATTAGTCGTGTCGCCCCATGTGTTGCCCTGTTCGCCAGTAGCGATCAATTCCAGCCGCAGCCGGGAGGAATAGGTCGAAGCCATGCGTTACGATCCTGCGGGCAGGGGGACGGGCGGCGTTGGCGCGGTCGGCAGCGCCGGAAGCCCGCGCTTCTGCGCCTCATTGAGTTGCGCCAGCGCCAGCGTCGTCCGGTACTGCGCTTCCCAATAGGGCGCCGCATTCGGGTCTTCGCCGGCATATGCCTTGTTGTAGCCCGCCAGCCAGACCATGGCGGCGTTCCACAGAAGGTCGGGATAGTTGGCACTCAGCCAAGTCGTGGTGTTCGACGCGCTCATGGTCGCCGGCTGGTAGGTGTAGTTAGAGACAAGCGAGAAGCCCGAGCCCGGCGTCGGTGCCAGGAGAAGCTGTTGCTCTTTGGGGGTTGAGAAATACTTCGGCGTACCCGTCACCAGCAGGTTCGGCCAGTATTCCGAAAGGTAGTCCGGCTGCCGCGGATCAAGCTGCGTGCGGATCGCGCCGTTGACCAGCCAAAGCTCGCGCATGATCCAACAATCAGACGGCAGCGTGACGGTCGCCGCGCCGGGAGTGAGCGTGATTGCCACGTTGCTCTTGCGCGTCTCCAGCGGGTCGAGGTCACGGTAGCAGCGCATTTCAGCAGACGAGATAATGGTCGGCACGATGCTGGCGAAATCGGTGTCGGTGCTGTCCGTTGCCTGGAAGAGCGTGAGCGCCTGGACGAAGCCGGCGTAGTCGGTTGCGGCCATGGGTTAGGCCCTCCGCTGCGCAACGGCGCCGGTCGCGGTGTTCCAGTAATAGCCATAAAGCACCACGCCGCCGGTCGCTGCGGCGCCATCGCTGGCGTAGCTGGGCAACGCCACGCCATGCACGGGGGCGACCGTGCGGACCCAAGCTGTTGAGGCAAGCTCTTGATTATTGCTGCCCGTCGCAGGGGTGTAGTCCAGACGAATAATGCCGGTGCCAGACCGTCCTAAGACAAGGGTTGCATTGCTGTTGCCCGCGCCTTGCGGGCGGGCGGTTATTCCCGCAAGCCCCGAGACTCCTGAGTTAATCTCAGGATACGCGGTAGCGTTGGCCGGCCCTGCAATAATCATCTGATAGGCAGCATAACTCCCGGTTGTAAACGCCCATCCTCGGTTAGCGTTTGTGTCAAAACTTGTTTGACCAGCATCTGCGCTTCCGTAGGCACGCAGCCCCGCGCCATAAACTCCCGATCCTGAAAGTAGCTGAATGGTTTGGTCGGTGTTTCCCACTTGCAACCCGGGCACAACCGCCACGCCCATGCGACGAATGCCTTGGCTTGTAATGCCGCCGCAGCCAGAAATAACGACATTCGATGCGCCAGCGCCCGCGATTTGCGCCGTGGGGCTGCCGCGAAACTGGCTGTCAATGATCTCGATATCGGTGTGGCTAGTGCTGTCGGAATATACCCACGACGCCGCGCTGCCTTCTACATCAATGCCCCGGATCGTGATGGCCGAACAGTAAAAACCGCCGGTAGCAAAAACGCCAATTTCTGTTTTAACTGCTCCGGTCCCGCCGCCGCTGCCGCCGTATTGACCGCCCAGCACATTCACATGAGACGCGCCAGAAATATTCAGCGCCATGTTGCCGTTATCTCTGGCGCTGCACCCGACCAGTGACACGCGAGCGGTCTGGTCTTGATCCGCGATAGACTGAATTGAAATACCGAAACCCGCGCTTTGGTCTGCACTCACTCCGCTTAGAACAACATCGGTTGCGCTGAAAAGGAAAATATTTGCCATAATGTTGGCAAAATAGTTGCCTCCAACAACTGAGACATGCTGGCAGCCCTGCTCTAAGCG